TAATGTTACTATCTGATATTTTTTCTGGAACAATAAATTGTAAAGAACCACCAGTATAATCTGATTTTTTACTAAGAATTAAAGACGCTGAAATATCTCTTTGTATATAACTATCAATAGCACCAGTAGCATCAGTATGCCAATTATAAAAATTATTTTTATTATATTCTGCTAATTGAATAGCTTCAAAACTTGATAAATAAGTTTGATAATATCTTTCCGCAAGATCTTTAACCCTATCTGCCATTTTTTTTAATAAATAACCACAAGGACTATCCAAAGTTAAAAATTTTACCTTTGAGTTTCTTAATTTTAATACAGCTTTTTGACCTTCTAATGTATCATTTCCATTTACTGTACCTTCCTCAAAATTGTCAGCATTAGTATTAATAATTTGATTACATTCATCTGCTGTAAAAAAATTAGCTAAATATATATAATTTGATAAATACATCAGCAATCATTCCATTGCCCAGCAAGATCACTTGCTGCACTTCCTACTTGTTTTCTAGCTTGACCAAAGAAAATGCCTGCCAATACCGGGCCAACGATGGGAACGCTTGCTATAGCTGGTGTCACTTGAACTGAAGCAGCGTCAGCAATCATCATGCCATTCGATTTTCCTTGAGCCATTTTTTCAATACAGGCAATCTGATCTGCTGAAAGTTTTCCGTCCTGTCCTTTCGGATAGATTGCAAATTGAGCTACGTCTTGTTTATGAACATATTTCTTCTTCACGCCACCAGAGAACGTAGGCTTTTCGTCATCTATGATGGTAGTTACTAGCTTTGGATCATGTTGTTTCGAGTGAAACATCCACTCCTCTGCACCATCAGATTTTGTCTCACTCCTGATTTGAATTGAACTGTAAGGTGTTGAACTTAGCTTTGCTATGTCTGGGATGCTTGAGTCCTTACGAGCTAATAAATTTAAACTCATAAAATTGGTGGCAATAAGCCCTCCACCTAACACTAAAGAAGTTAGGCCGTTAAAGGATTTAAATTGGATCATTTTATTTCCCGAACGGAAGCACAGGGCCAGTCATCTCAGGCACTTTGGGCATTTCTGGCATAGCTCCTTGCACTAAAGAAGGAAGTTCTTTTTTGACACCATCGAGTACTGCATCAAAGATTTTTGATCTAAAAATAAATGCACCACCTAATCCCGCTACTCCCAAGATGAAAGCAGCGAAATTAATCCAAGTTATGATTTTTATCATTCAGGAGCGACCTCACCATTAGCAACGTTTGGATCACAAACATGTGGATTCTGATCAGCTTCTCTAGCTTCGTTAATAATTTGACCTTGCAACTGTTGGATTTTTACTGCAAGTGGTTCAAGTTCAGCTTTGTTTGCTTCTTGCTGTCTTTTAACGACACCGTTGTATTCTTCAACAGCAGCGTCTAATTCAGAGATAGTAGACATAGATAAAGTGTATATGCTTTAAGATTATAGCCAATACTAGAAATAGTTCAAATTAATTACTACTCGTCTGCTAAGAAATTCACCTGTATGAAGAATTGCTCCATGAAGACAAGAAGAATCAAAAGTAATTAATCTATTTTCTAAGCATTCAACTTCTTCATTCAATTCTGGGAAAAAAGTAGATCCATTAGTTGTATCCATATAAAAAATTGAGGTTTTCCTGCCTATCATTGATAAACTGCCTAAATCAACATGTGCTTTTGTTTTTAAATTATTTTCATAAGCAAAAGTTGTATTTGCTTTTATTCTTATAATTGACCTTATATCCATTTTTAACAATAAAGGATATAAATGTTTGTAATACATTCTAGGTTCACAATTATCATAAAAAGTATGCGTTAACTGAGGAATATTATCATTATCTTCTACTTTGCATGGACGATAAAACCAAGGAAAACTTCCTGATTTTATGAAATCATTTAATTGACCATATTCTTCTGAAGTTAAAAAATTATCGTTTATTTCTAAAGACATTTTGTAGTAAAACTTTTTCCAAGAGCTTTTCTACCATCATACTTTTGATCTTTATAAGGGCCATCAGCATCTACATAATGCAAAAAAACTTGTGCTAAATATTTACCTAAAAACATATCACGCCAATGCACTAATTCTGTTCCAGCATAAACAACCGCCGAACCAGGTTCTAAACATACAGCATTAATCTGTTTATTTTTATCCTCAACCATTAATGGATATAATGTGATTAAATTTGAATCTATACATAAACTAACAGAATATTCACAACTATTTCTATCTTTATGTTTATACATAACATCTCCAGGGGAATATAATCTTAAATAAGAATATTGTTCAATTAATTTCTTATTAGTAATCTTTTCTACTACAGATTTAATATCAAGAAGTAAATTATCAAAAACTATATCTCCATAAATATGTTTAGCATTTGGAACTAATTCATCTTTTCGACTAAAAGAATTTGTTTTGTCTAAATAGCTAATACGTTCTTTTAATAATAATAATTTCTCTGAAGAAATAATATCTTCTACAACTTCAAAACCTTTTACTAGAAAATCACTCACTTAATTTCCATGATGTTGTATCTTCATCCCAAAGATAATTTTGTCCATCTATAGGATACGGTTTAGGAGGATCATAGTTACATTTTGATTCATTAAATGTCCATGATGCGTAATTCGGGCCTCCTGCCCAATCTGCTTTAACTCTATCTTGATAAGCCTTTTTCTCTTCATCTGTCATTGGAATAATATGCCATTTAGAAGTGAAATAAGGCAGTTCATCACCTTCTCCTGATGGTTCTACTAATACACATTCATGTCCATCTAAACCTTGAAAATTATAAGCAGGATCTAATTTCTCATAAGTACCTAAATTAGGGTCAGTTCTTACAAGTTTTGCATAACCAGCAGGATAACCTTTTGTCCAATCGTGATCAGGAAATAAATAAATTACATTTTGTTCAGCCATAGGAAGTCCTACTGGCTGATTATTGGAATCAAATTTAATTAGTAGATTGTAATTGTGAGCCATTTTTAAGAACCAAGATTATCAGGTGCGTTGCTAGGGAAACTATATACATCACCAGGCCAAACTACACGTACACCACCTCTTGCACCAGTTCCTCCATCTTGAGCATTACCTGGGCCACCACCGCCACCCATGATTCCACCATGTCCACCATGTTGCGCACCATAAGCTCCAGATTGTCCACTAAAATCACTATCGTAAGAAGTTCCTCCACCACCAGGCCCACCAAAATAGTTTCCTACTCCAGTCATAGGGGTAGCACCACAGGCAACACCATTTGTTCCTGTATTGCCTTTGGTCTGAGCGTAACCAAAGTATTTTGAAGGGCTTCCAGGGTTTGCAGCCGTTCCAGCCCAAGCTCCATAGCCTTGGCTATCTACTCTACCTGATGGATGAGAAGGACTAGGAGAATATCCACCAGTACCACCGTTACCTCCAGTTACCATGTCTTGACCAGTGTAATTGGCATTCTGTCCTGTAACCCCTTGAAACCAAGATTGCCCTCCAACCGAACTGCTACCACCAGTACCACCAGCACCCACATTTATATCAAATACATCCCCAGCAGAGACAGCGATATTATTCACATAAGAAATTGCAGCACCACCTCCAGCCGAACCAGATCCACCCATATCATTAGGGCCATGACCACCGCCGCCACATAAATAAACAGAAATACTAGTTACCCCAGAAGGAACTGTAAACTGATATGCACCAGTATTGTCATAAACCGATTCCCCTGGAGGCGCACCAGAACTAAGAGTAGTACCTAAAAGAATTTGTTGTGTTGGCATGTTTAAAACCTCCTATGCTTTAGCGGTAGTAGAGAAGAAACAAACACTAGATGATGTAAAGATAAGCGTACACATAGCATACTTCTTAACTGTTACGTTGCCAGTATTGCCATCATCTCCAGTATTTCGCATTGTTAAACTTGATCCTTGAGTAATAACTTTATCTGAAGTTGCCATGTTGACAATAGTAATGACATCTCCAGCAGAGAAGACCCCATTTGGAACCGTTACACCATTATCAGCAGTAATACATTTACCAGCGTCAGCAGCTACAAGTGTGTAAGCACTCGTTTCATTTCTGGTTGGGACAGAACGAACATCTCCTTTTGAATCTGTAACTGATCCAGTAAACGAAGCATTTCCTCCTCCTGTAAGCTCCATCTTTTGACTTCCATCAATTTTTATTTTGAAAAGTGAAGTCCCTTTCTCATCGTCTTTATCAACTTCTAAAACAAGATCACCACCTGAACCATCTATCATTGCTTCTGGAGTCCCAGTTGCGTCACTATCAATAAGTTTTATTTTTGGTGCATTATTTTCTACGGTAAGAAGACCACTTGTTGTTAAAGCAGTAAGCGTTCCAACAGAAGTGATTGCAGTTTGAGCAGCACCCGTAACCGTTGCAGCAGTTCCAGAACAGTTACCTGTGACATTTCCTACAAACCCTGTACTAGTAAGAAGTCCACTTGAAGGGTTGTAAGTAAGTCCTGTATCAGTTTCTGCCCCTTGACTACCTGTATTACCATCAGCAAATAAAGGATAAACAGTCTCATCAGTTGAGTTATTAGCTGTAACCGTAAATTCAGTTGCTAATGCTGCTGTTCCACTTGTATTTTGATTACCAGCAGTATTAACGCCAGGAAGATCAATGTTTCCTGTATTGTCAAAAACTACTCCTCCTATTGTTCTTGATCCGTCTAATGCTGTTGCTGCACCAACAAACTTAGTAGCTGTTAATTGACCTGAACTAGGGTTATAGCTTAAACCAGTATCAGTCTCAGCACCTTGGGTTCCTGTAGCCCCATCTACAAATAATGGGTAAACAGTTTCATTTGTTGAGTTATTAGCTGTAACCGTGACATTTGTTGCTTCTGTGGCTGTAGAAGCAGTACCAGTTAAATTTCCAACAAACGCATCTGCTGACTTGTCCCATGTGCCGTTTGAACTTGCTCCTGTGAATGTGACATCGCCATCAATAGTCAGTCCAGTTAAAGTTCCAACTGTTGTCAAAGAACTGGTGACAACACCAGATGCCATTGTTGTTCCAGTTAAACTTGCCGCCTGAACATTTACAGCAGCAGACCATGAGAGCGTTCCCGATCCATCCGTAGTAAGCTGCTGGCCTGCGGAACCATCTGCTCCAGGAAGCGTCCAAAGCACATTGCTTGAAACTGTGCCAGGAGCTTGAAAGCCGACATAATTACTTGAATCACTATCAGCAAGACGAAGATCACCTTGACCATTTATAGTTACATTTCCTGTAAATGTCGGAGATGCACCAGTAGGTATGGTTGAGACAGTAAGTGCTACATCTGATCCCGAATTGTCGTAAACAATCGAATCTGCTTTAAGTGTTCCGTAAGCCATTTTAGAGAATTACCCAGCGAGCATTTGCTGGTACTGTAACCGTTACTCCTGAGTTTATAGCTAAATCGCCAACTGAGCTAGCATTTTTTGCAGATCCATTACCTATTGTGTAATTAGTCGTAATTGTTTGATCGTTCTCTACAAATACTTCATCAGAGCCACCACCAGTCGCTCCAGCCCCACCACCAATTGCACCCCAACCTGTTGTATATCCTTCAAACTTGGTAGTTGTTGAGTTATATCTAAACATTCCAGCCGAAGCAGAACCTGGCCTTTGTGCAGTTGTACCAGCAGCAACATCAATTGCTCCTGTGCCTGTCATTGAAATATTTCCACTTACAGTCAGCCCAGTTAACGTGCCAACAGAAGTAATTGCCGTTTGAGCCGCAGTCGTTACTGTCGCTGCTGATCCAGAAACATTACCTGTGACGTTTCCAGTCAATGCCCCTGCAAAACCAGTACTGGTTAACAATCCACTAGAAGGGTTATAAGTTAAACCTGTATCTGATTCAGCCCCTTGGCTACCTGTTGCACCGTCAGCAAATAATGGATAGCAAGTCTCATCTGTTGAATTATTAGCAGTAACATTTATCTCTGTAATTGTTCCGCTAAATCTATTATTTGCTTTGTCCCAAGCGGCGTTGCTTGAAGCACCAATGAAAACAGTATGAACCCCAATATCTAATTGATTACTGGCTCCTGAGAAAGTAGCCATTGTATTACTACCATCTTTAATCTTGAGTGTTCCTCCATCTGGAATCCCAAGTATGCCCTCAGATCCATCTGAATAAATACTTAAGTCTGTTCCAGCCCCAAATAATATTTTCTTGTCATCTGGTAAAGCAATATGCTCAGAAGATGTCCAAGCGTCAGTAGCGTTAACCCAATTCCATGTCTTATTTGTAGCTCCAAGTAAAGTTATACCTCCTCCATCTGCACTTGTATCATCAGGACTTGAAACCTTGCCAAGTTCTATATTTTTATCAGCGACTTCAACGGTAGTACTTGAAACCGTTGTAGTAGTTCCATTTACAACTAGATTTCCAGTAATAGTTGCATTTCCACCAACAGTTGCATTTCCACTAACTGCCAAACTTCCAAGAGTGCCAACAGAAGTCAAACTTGATGCTGTTACTCCACTAGCAAGAGTCGCACCAGTTAATGTTCCAGCAGCAGCAGTAACCGTAATATCAGCAGAACCATCAAAAGCAACACCGTTTATATCTACAGTTGCAGCAAGTTTTGTTGCCGTAGCAGCGTTACCAGTAGTACTTTGACTACCTGCACTATTAACACCTGGTAAAGCTATATCAGCAGTACCATCGAAACTAACACCTCCAATTGTTCTAGCCGTAGCAAGTGCTGTCGCTGTAGAAGCGTTACCTGTTAACGCACCTACAAATGATGTTGCAGTTAAAGCTCCAGAAGAAGGATTATAAGTAAAACCTGTATCTGTTTCTGCACCCTGCGCTCCTGTTGCTCCATCAATAAATACAGGATAAACAGTTTCATCAGTTGAATTATTAGCCGTTGCCGTAAAGGTTGCAGCATTACCTGTGGTGTCTTGATTACCAGTTGCATTAACACCTGGAAGATCAATAGCTGCTGTTCCGTCAAACGAAACGCCCCCTATGGTTCTTGCTGTTTGTAAAGCAGTTGCTGTTGCAGCATTGCCAGTACATGAACCAGAAGATCCAGAAGTATTACCAGTAATATTCCCTGTAACATTTCCAGTTAATGCTCCGATAAAGGTTGTTGTAGTTAAAGCTCCAGTTGAAGGGTTGTAAGTTAAAGCAGAATCTGTTTCAGCACCTTGAGATCCAGTAGCTGCATCTACAAAAATCGGATAAACAGTCTCATCTGTTGCATTATTTGCTGTGACTGTGAACTGGGTTGCGAGTGCTGCTGTACCTGACGTGTCTTGAGTACCAGCAGTATTAACACCTGCAAGATCAATATTTGCTGAACCGTCAAAACTAACACCACCAATTGTGACCGCAGAAGCAAACTTTGTTGCCGTTGCTGCATTTCCTGTTGTGTTTTGGTTGCCAGCAGTATTAACGCCTGGTAAATCTATATTTGCTGAACCATTAAAGCTAACCCCACCAATTGTTCTTGCCGTTGCCAATATTGTTGCTGTATCTGCGTTACCAGTTAAGTCTCCAGTTACATCTCCAGTTATTGTTCCACTAACTGTTAGAGAAGTAAGAGTCCCAACTGAAGTAAGAGAACTTGCAACAACATTAGAAGCAAGAGTCGTTCCAGTTATATCTGCCGCAGCAGTATTGGTTGTATCAGTTGCCCATTCAAGAGTGGTAGGTGTGCTGGCATTAGCCTTAAGCACCTGGTTAGCAGTTGGTGCTGTAGCAGGAAGAGTAAGTGTTATGTCTGAAGTCTGAGCCTGAGCTTTTAATGCTGTGTAATTTGCACCATCTGAATCAGCTTCTGTAAAACGCAATTCCGAAGCATTATCCAGAATCAAATTGCCAGTCATTGTGCCGCCAGCTTTCGGCAACGCCGCATTTGCTGTTGTAGCAGCAGCGTCAGCAGCGTCCTTCGCAATCTTTACAGCAGCAGGAGTTGCAGCCGTAGTAGCAGAAGTGGAAGCGGCACTATCTGTTAATTGAAGAACACCAACGGCACTTGTCGTTCCAGTTGTAACCTTTGAACCTGTAATTGCAGCAGAGCTAGAAATATCAGCATTAACAATGGAAGCAGCCGTAATTGCAACAACCCCAGCATCAGATATTGATATATCACCTGTTACAGAAACTTGAGCAGCAACGCCTGATCCATTACCAACAATTATTTTCGCAGCAGTTATGCCTTCTAGCTTGGTAAGGGCTATAGCAGCAGAAGCATTTATATCAGCATTAACGATGGTTCCATCAGCAAGCATTGAGCTAGTCACTGTCCCAGAATCGTTATTTGTTATTAAAGTTCCAGAAGTATTAGGTAAAAGTATTGTTTTATCTGCTGTAGTTGGATCAACTACTCCTAAAGTTGTTTCATATGCGTCAGCACTTGCACCCTCGAAAACAAGCGATCCAGTATGACCAAATAGCACTTGACCCGTGACAGTACCACCTGTAAGTGCTAGTTTTTCTGTTTCTAATTCTTGAAGTGCATCTTGAACATTAGTTGCCCCAATTTGACCATATGGAGTGAAAACAATATTGCTTGCAACTTGCCCAGCAATAGTCTGTGATAAATCAATTTCTTCCCATGAACTTCCACCTGTATTTGTAACACCTAAAATGTAATCTGGTGGAGCAAGTGCAACTACAGGTGCTGGCGCACTTGGGGTTCCAGCATTTTCAACTACTAAATATAAACCATCAGTCGAACTTGTAGGAGTTGGAACATTACTTCCAACGCTTAAACCTGCTGCTGCACCTGCTGTTGTTACACTTGCAACTTTACTTGTTCCAGCGTTAAAAGTACCACCAAAGACCAGCGAACCTTTTGTTAAAGTTGTTATTGGTTGATAAGCATTTCCATCATATATATATAAATCTTCAGAAACTGAATCGAAGAAAAATTGCCCTGTGAACTCGGATGTCGGGAACCCGGTCTGACCTACAGAGCCAAATAGCGTTGTTGAAGCATTTGCAAGTTTGGTTCCTGTGATTGCATCATTAGCAATTCTTGCTGTTGGAATACTTCCAGAAGTTAATAACGCTGCACTATGGTTAGGAAGATCACTATCTGAAAGAGTTGCAAGATTAGTTACTCGGCCTTTTGCGTCAACTGTTACTTTTATTCCTGTCCCTGCCGTTACTCCTGAATCGACAACTGTAATTGCACCGTTTGAATCAACAGAAAGTGGGCCTCCTGTAGGAACAGAAACCGCACCAACAGCACTAGCAGTTGCAACAGGCAGATCGGCAGCAGCAAGAGTAGATGTTGCTGTTATTTGACCAAAGTTGTTAAAAGTGACTTTTGTCGCTGTAGCTCCAGTCGTTGTTGCTGCAATAGATAATGCACCTGCTCCTGTAACTGATAATCCACCAGCACTAGCAATTGAAACACCACCAACAGCGGATGTTGTCGCAACTGGCAAATCGCTTGCTACTAGTGCAGTTGTAGCGGTTATTAAGCCCTGAGCGTTATAGCTAATTCCAGCAGATGTTCCAGCAGAAATAACATTATTTATTCCTAAGTTTCCAGACGCTACGTTTAGCGATCTATCTATATTTGCTGTATTTAATTTTGCAGCAGTAATTGTTGCATCAGTAAGTTTCGTTCCACTAATTCCAGTTGCTACTTTTGCATCAGTAACTGCACCAGCAGCTATTTTTGCTGTTGTAACAGAAGTTGCTCCTAAAGCAGTTGTATCAACTGCACCTGCCCCAAGCTTGGCTGCTGTAACCGCATCGTCTGCAAGTTTCGCAGTTGTAACAGCACCATCAGCAAGAGTTCCAGCTTCAATAGTTCCTGAAAGCTTGGCTGTTGTAACAGCACCATCAGCAAGTTTTGCTGTTGTTATTGCTCCATTTGCTACGGCTGCTGTATCTACAGCATCATCAGCTAGTTCTGAAGCTCCAACTGCATTAGCTGCAATCTTTGCTGCTGTTACGGAATTAGCAGCAAGAGCAGCGGTATCTACAGCGTTATCAGCTAACTCACTAGCTGTTATTGCATTTGCAGCAATTTGAGTTGCTGTAAGTGAATCATTAGCAATTTTTGTTCCATCAATATCTCCAGCAGACAAACTTAACTTTGCCGCTGTAACGGTTGCGTTTGCAATCTTGGCTCCTGTAACTGCCAAGTTTGCTATTGCTGCTGTATCTACCGCATCGTCTGCAAGTTCTGAAGCTCCTACTGCGTTTGCGGCAATTTCACTTGCTCCTACAGAATCAGCAGCTAGTTGAGTCGCAGTAATAGTGCCAGTAACAATATTTGCTCCTTCAATTGTTGCCGCCGCAATTTTTGCTCCTGTTACGGCATCATCTGCAATGGCATTGGTGTCAACTGCATTATTTGCTAGCTCACTAGAACCTATAGCGTTAGCAGCTATTTGAGTTGCTGTAAGAGAATTATCAGCAATTTTTGCTCCAGCAATATCTCCATTTGATAAATTTAATTTTGCATAAGCAATCGTTGTATTTGCAATTTTGTCGTTAGTAACTGCTGCGTCTACTATCGCCGCTGTATCAACTGCATTGTCTGCTAACTCTGAAGCACCTATTGCATTTGCTGCTATTTCTGAGGCTGTAATTGTATTAGCAGCTATATTTCCAGCTTCAATTGTTGTTGCAGCTATTTTTGCTCCTGTAATTGTGGTGGCAGCTATCTTTGCTCCAGTTACTGCTAAATTTTGAATTGCAGCGGTATCAACTGCGTCATTTGCTAGTTCAGTTGCCCCAACAGCATTTGCTGCTATCTGAGTATTACCAATTGCTCCAGCGGCAATCTTGGCAGCAGGGATATCACCGTCTGAAAGATTTAATTTTGCATAAGTAATAGTTCCATCGGCAATCTTCGCATTGGTAACTGCTGCATTAACTATTGCAGCAGTATCAACCGCATCGTCAGCCAACTCACTAGCACCAACAGCATTAGCCGCAATCTCACTAGCACCAACAGAATTGGCTGCAAGTTCAGTAGCCGTAATAGTTCCAGCGGCAATATTTGCTGCTGTAATAGTTGTTCCAGCTATCTTTGCTCCAGTTACAGCCGCTGCACCTAAAGCTGTTGTGTCAACAGCACCAGCAGCAAGTTTTCCCGAAGTTACAGCATCATCAAGAATTGCAGCAGTATCTACAGCATCATCTGCCAATTCAGAAGCTGTAATTGCATTAGCAGCTATCTGTGTTGATGTAATTGTGTCATTAACTAATTTTGCTCCTGTTATTGTTGCGTCTGTAATCTTGATATTTGTGATTGCATTGCTTGCAATCTTGCTTCCTGTAACAGCTACATTAGCAATAGCATTTGTATCTACAGCATCATCGGCAAGTTCACTTGCTCCAATTGCATTAGCAGCTATTTGTCCAGCAGTAAGAGAATTATTTGCAATCTTTGCTCCTGCTATGTCTCCATCACTAAGGTTTAATTTTGCATAGGTAATAGTTGCATCGGCAATTTTTACAGCAGTTACAGCAGCATCAGCTATGGCAGCAGTATCAACAGCGTTATCGGCTAGTTCACTAGCACCTATTGCATTTGTTCCTATCTGTGTTGCGGTAATAGTATTAGCTGCTATTTCTGTAGCTGTTATTGATCCATCAGCTATCTCACTTGCGCCTACTGCTCCTGCCACAATTTTAGCTGCTGTTATAGCGTCATCAGCTACAGCCGCTGTATTTACAGTTCCTGTCCCAAGACTTGCTAATGCTGTACCAGGAATTGAACCAGCATCAATTAAAGCAACACCTTTTTCAATTAAAGCTTTCGCTGTAATTCGTTTTGTCTCTGACGCACTATCATCAACAATTGCAAGTTCATCCCCACCTGCCAAATCTGCTTCAAGTAATTGAGGCAGTTGACTTATTTGAAGGTCAGCCATTTAACTCTTAGTCTTTAGGGACAGTTTATACGTTATATATATTATGTCGCATCATCTTCTAAGAAAATTTTGCTTCCATCCTCTTGTAATAGGTGATCAGTAGATTCTTGTAAAACATAACCAGGCGTTGCACCTACTTGAAGATTAAATTCTCCTGAAGTAATAAATTCAATTTGAGTTTTTACTATCCCAATATTAGGAATAGTAACGGTACAACTTGTTATTTGAGCATCACATTCGTACCAAGCATTATTAGCAGAAGCAGCAGATTCTCTATAAAGAAAAAATCGACCAAAAAAATCTGACCCCTGCTGTACTCGTAAAATCAAACGAGCTAAATAAGAAGAAAATTCTTGCCCCGTTGAATAATCAGGGTCAGTCGAAACATATCTATGTTCCCAAAAACAAGTCATTGAACCTTGTCCTTGAATCAGACCGTTGTCATATTGCCTCTTAAAAGCATCACCTAGTTGACTAATTTCTATTTGATCTCTTTGTGTCGTGAACTCATACTCTTCAATTCTTGCTAAAGGTCTGTAATTTTTATTCCTAGCAATTATTGAAATTTCTTGATTACCCGAAGGGACAACTAAAGTTTTAGCATTTACTTTTGTCCCACCAACAGCCAATCCAAAATTCTCATATAAACGAATCCCTCCTATGTCATCTACATGAGCAAACCAACTACCATCATTAGCTGAATGACCAGAAACTAATTCTAAATTTGCAGTACTATCTGTCCTTTTTATTTCAACTTTGTCTCCAGTAATAATATTTGATTTAACTCCAGTTACTGAAAATCTTTTTCTTGAAGTATTAACGTCACTAGGAACTAATGAAGCATTTAAAGAATGCTCCATTGATGTTCTTTTGAGTTCAATGAACCCTCCACTACCTAAATAGGTGGGCATCTATTTAAGCAGCGTTAAGAGTAAGCCCAGTAGGTGCATCAGCAGCCTCAAAGGAAACTTCAGCAGACAAGACTTCACCTTGACTACTAGTCATAGCAATACTTGTCAAAACGACAGTCATAGTAATGCTTTTTTCTTGGTTATCGTAATCAGTAATGCCAAGTGTTAAAGCTACTTGATCAGAAACAGAACCATCTAACTTTATTAGATTGCCCATTAAGGTAGAAGCCATCTTGTCTCCAGCAGTTGCACCTGATGCGGAATACCAAGAGATAGATGCACTACCAGAAACACTACGAGTTCCACCAACAAGTTTTCTGTCGTGATCACCTAATGTTGTGATATCTAAGGTTTCTTGTGATGCAGTAAAACTCCATGTAGTTACGGTTGCGACAGTGGTAGTACCCACTTTCATCAACCCATCACCGCCTGAATAGTAGCCCACGACAATCGTTAAATTAAACAGTCATTATATTCTAAGGCGAATCGAGGCAAGCAACAAATTTACATTCAACATTGCTACGTCCAGGATAGACACTTGTCACCATTGGAGGGCCATCATATCGCCATTTTAACTCTGTTCTTTCTACAAAATATGACTGCATCTGACTAGAAGCTCCTTCAAGAACTTTAGTTCCAGAAAAATCAACTTCATCCCAAACTGAATTTATATCTTCATAATTTTGTAAAATTGCAGCAGCATCTGAATCTTGAATGTTATTAAATGCCAAATTAAAAGTAGATCCAGTTCGATTTTTTCCATAACGAATAACAGTCTTAACACCATTATTTGCCTCAAATTCAACTTGAGGATACTCACCAGGAGAATAACTTCTTGCCGAAGGGATTAGATTTGTAGGGGTGAATTTTGCCATTATCGACTTAGTTCAGGGAATCTAAGAGTAAAGTTAACGCCATTTACAGGATCAGGACTTGCATTATATAAAATTGCAAGCTTGTTATCAGATGTTAAAGGCACATGGCTAGCAGCTATCTGAATAAAACCTTCTTCACCATAAGTAATAGATTCAACTTTATAAATTCTATCTTCTTCGGTGGTGTCAACTTGGGCAAACAATTTATTTTTTAAACCTGCTGAGTTTTCACCATTACTATTAACAGTAAATTGTGCTGTTGTTATGCCTCCTAACGTACCTGGACTCCAGACATAAGCATTTATTGAACCAGAAATTGTTGACCTAGAAATAACGATTCCGTTTTCATCAATACTTCCATTATTAAAACGACTTGTATGTGTCATTTCAGTTAAAACTCGAATGTAATTGCCTGCTATCAATCCAAAAACAGAACTAGGAGGTGTTTGAAAAACAATTCCATGATCAACTTCTTTTCTTATTGATAAAGCTATAGCGGCAAATGTTTTTGCATGTTTTTCACTCGTACACCAATTACTTAAATCAAAAACTTCTTCTGGTAGGTTTTCTGCGTCTTCATAAAAATCTGATAAATTTTTCCCTGTGGGATTATAAGCATAAGTTTTTGCAATATTTTCAGGAAAACCTCCTATGTTTCTACTATTTCGATTGTTTTCTCTATGAATAACGGTTGCTTTAAACATTTTCCGTTCTTCTGGCGTTAAAAATGTAATTTTTATATCTTTCATATTTCCATCAGTAAATAAAGCTTTTACATCAATCCCTGTGTTAACTCCTGCGTCATAATTAATTTTATAATCACCATCAACAGGAAAACTTGGCTTTAAACAAAAACGACCACCTAAAATAGAAAAATCTAAAAAGTTATAACCAGCATGTTCAAAAATAAATTCTCTTAAATTAAATTTACTATCTATAACTCCATCCCAGTAAAAACCATTAGCTCTACAATACCTAGCCCCTTCAATCATGCTTTGACGATCAACACCATCATGTCCAACAATATCGCCAACGCCATACATAGTATTTGTTAATAAATCATGAGCTATCTCTACAAAATTATTAGTAGAAGCTGTTTCAGAATCTCTAGTTAAATAACCAGTACCAGAATTAGGATTTAAATCTGGAATTAAACGATCTACTTTTATTCCTTTTTCAATAAATGCAGTAAAAGAACCAAAACTACTTAACGTATTTGTAGCTCCAATGCGAATACCTGCTATTGCAAGTTTTCCATAATTAATTTCTGGATTACTACTACTACCTGCATGTGTAATTTCATTTACATATGTCAATTCATGTTCAGGGCCATTTTCATGGCTTGAAGATTCTGCGTCAAATAAGAAATAATCAGCTATTGCATTATTTGGATTATGTTTAACAATACTCCAATACTTTGTATAATAATCAGCCGTTCCATCTCCTCCTTCCATTCTCCAATCACTATGTGTATTAATATCTCCAACATCTAATGGGGGAGGATCAATTGTAACAATTAAAGTTTGAGTAGGAGATTCACTATTAATAGTAACTGTGTCACCATCTTGATAATTAGTTCCTGAAGCTCCTAATGTATATTCTTTAAAAGTATCAGTTCCGTCTGTTGTTTTTTTAACATGAATAGTTAAACCAACACCAGTACCTTTCGTTGTTGTTGTTGGTCTTTCGTCCGTAGTAATTGTTATTGAAGGACGCTTGTTTGATTTTTGTACAGCAATCGCATAATAATTTCTTCCATTCCCAGCACCACCTCTCCAATCGGCTCCTCCACCCCATGAACTAGGATTTCTTGCAATTCTAAATCTATGAAATATTCCAGTTCCATTGCCATTGCTATCAACTTCTTCTATGCCATCGCTCCAATCACTATCTCTATAAGGCGAATAATTTGTAGGATAATCCTTATAAAACGTGTTAGAAATTAAAGTTCCACCAAAAGTAAAATGCCAACGTGTCTTATCACCTCTAGGTTCAGATAATGCATAAATTCCTTTTTGTGGACTGTAATAAGCATTCCCAACAATAGGAGTTCCTTTATAATTGTAATTAGTTACATTTGTATGCTGACTAAACATTGGTTGTCCAGCATTAGGATCATTGTTAAGTCCATTTCCGTAATAAGTAGTTACGCCATCAGGAAGAAAAGGCGTAGTTCGATACTCATAAACTAGATCTTCATCAACAGGTAAAGTTCCACTCTCCATAGGAGAAAATTGTTCAACAGGGCCAAGAATAGGAAGAGGCTCTCCTGTCTCCTCATCTAAAGCACCACCTAAACCTCCTCTATCCCATTCAGAATTATTTGTAAATTGATTACCATTTGTTTTATCTGTAGGTAATGACTCTAATTGAGCATGATATGAAATTTGCAACCCTAAAGTATAATTTGTTTCTCTGCGAAGTTGTGCTGAATAATTAAGAACATGTACTGCTCCAGAATAATAATGAAGAACTACATTTCCTGGTACAGGTTTAAATCTAAATTCAAATTGATTTGGGCCATCAATTGATTTAACATTAAGAACATTATACTGAGCAACAGGAGAAGAACCTTTAACACAAATAAGTGTAGTATTTACGTCTTGAAAAGCATCTCCAGAATTTAATTTCTTTGCTTGTAAAACAAAAAAACTAAGACGTTTAACATATTTACTTACATTACCTAATTGAATACCACCATTTTTATCTTCATAACTTCTAATACGAGCTTGAGAAGGCATTGCATTTACATTAGGAAAACCATTTATTTGCCTCCAAACAATACTTTTAATTCCTATCTCTGTAATATTACATTTTCTTGTGTTTGAAAAAGTTGCAAGATTTGCTTTTTGAACAACTAAAGATTGATCAGGAAGTCTTGTTTCATCTGAGTTCCTAAATTCTAAATAACCAGGTTCATCTGCTTGTAATTTTATTGTTTTTTGAAAACCTTGATATCCAGAGACCCATCTGTTGCCATTATCTTCTTCTAGAACCGTCATCAATGTTGAACCAATCATATATTGCTCACCTACAGCTATTGTGTCATCTACAAATTCTCTGGTGGTATCAGCAACAGATTTAGCATCAGATGAACCCCAAGGTGAAAATTTATTCCATTTTTTTGATTGATCAACATTGGTTATAGATGAATCAATCCATGCTGATTCTTCTACTGCATGATAAATATGATAATTAACAATTAAATCTCCTGAAGAAGAATCAATAGCACTCTTAACTTGATCAGGAGTTAATACAACACCATTGCCAACTGAATTGTAAAAATTAGAACTAGCATTCCTTGTTATACCTACATATCTAGGATATTTATGAGTAATTTTTCCCATTTTTACTCTTGAATCTTGCTTTATATCATCATCTCCATCTTTTGCTAATAAAAGTAATTCCCAAACGACTTTATAAGCATTTCCATTAGGCATTGGTGAGTAAACTCCAAACTTACTATTAGTGCTAGGAGTTTTTGTGCAACTAAAACTTGGCTTATAAACAAACCTAGTTTGTTCATAACATTTCACCATAAAAGGATCACTATCGTCATATTCTCTATTACTTCTATACGCATAATTATGTGTATTTTTTGATGTACCATTTGGATATTGATCAGAGCTACTTGGAGGAGTTTCACTATCAGAAACTCCTTTCAATCTGTTATCAAATGTTGCACCTGTAGAAAAATATACTTTTTGTTTAGATAAAGGAAGGTCAGCTAGAAAAGTTTCACCCAAAGCCAATGAATCAAATTGTGGTTTTTCTCCTATTTCACCATTAGAAAACAAAACAATTGCATTAATAGTTTCACCATACTGAGTAGTTCTTATTTGCGACCAAAGTAATTGACTAGAAACTCTGACACCTCGACTTGCATAGACTAAAGGAATAAAAGAACCGAGAGCAGCTAAATCTTGAAGAGATTCAAATCCATTTGTAGGGTTGAAACGACTTCTACCTTGAATGCCTCCAATATCTAATCTTGGCCCTGCACTTTGATCTTGTGGCTTAGGAGCAAGTAAATAGGCTGCTGCAACCAAAGCAACAGTTACTGCAACTTTGCCCCAAAAAGTTAAACCAAGCCATTTACCACCTTCAATTACAATCCATGTTTCTAATCCTCCATTAACAATTAAAGGAACATTTTCATAACCTTTTTTTTGTTGCAAATTATAAGCATCTGTTAAATCTAGAAATTCAAAATATTCTTTTGGCGTAACACCTATTGCTTCACATAGCTCTACCTCGAAGGGTAATAAAGTTCGATTACCCCCAAGCCTTCTATGGGAGTCCAACGAACCGTCTTGTCTACGAATGATAGCCAACCGCCTTTCCAATAAACTGCTAATCCGTAACCTTTTTCTGCTTTGCAGAGAGCTACAACTCCAATATTAGCGGTTGTTGTGAGTGTTCCCCACTTTTTTAGTTCATCACGAAATACCTCATAATCTTTTTGTCTTAATCGCCTGTACCAATGCCGTTCTTGAGTAGGAAAATCTATTCCATAATTTCTAATAACTTGTCCAGCAAGACTTACGCAATCAGCAGCTTTGTGTTGATCTGGATTGGCCCCTAATCGATAAGGCAACCCTAACAACATTGCAGTCTTCACCTTGTTTGAATTTGTGCTGTAACAGGTAAATGCCCTACTAAACTGCTTGTTAAAAAACGTCCAGTATTCCCTCCTACAGCATCTATAGAAGAAGTTAATAAGATTTCAATTGATGCATTGTCATAACCCATGGAAACTATTTTCCATATATCAGTAGCCAATATTGTTTTTATTGAACTAAATGTTGTATCAGTCATCTGACAGGTAGACACCCTAACACTCCAACCATTATTGACAGCTTCTGCTGCATAACTCATTGATAATTTATTTGCACCAACTGAAGGGATACCTTCTCTATCATTACTTTCATTTGCCAAAATCAAGGCAGACTCAAGATTACTTCCATCCTTTGTTCTGGTTGCGCCTTGATAAATAAAGGCAAGAAAACTAAATTTATTATTTGTTGTATGTACTGGATCTGGGCCAGACCATTGAATACCACTAAGACTTGGTTCACTATTTTGGAACCGATGCTCAATAGCCCCTGCAATATCACCTGAAGGTGGAACATTTTTAGGATCATAGATTTCTATGAACGTAATTATCGGAACGATACTCATCTAATTCCAATCCTCCCTCTAGCTGAACGACTATTTTGCAATGATCTCATTGTTGCTGTTTCACCCATGTTTGCACCTTTATTTGCAGCAGCATTAACAATGCTACCTACCGCAGACTTAGGTACATACTCATCACCATTAAAGTTCAATGTTGGCCCTGTGTAATTGACATTGGTTGTTCCACCTCCACCACGACCATGCATTTCAACTCCAAGTTTCCCACTTCTTCCTCTCTTGAGAGGCATTATGGCTTCTGGGCCAGCTTCCCCCATGATCCCTAATTGTGACCCACCATATTTGAACATTGTTGGACTATTTACAACTCCACCTTTTCTATAAGGAACAATATTGTTACCAGCAAATGCTGCTCCTTTTGCAAAAAGACCTGGGAACATAAAGTTCATCAAAGGTTTAACAATTGCTGCTCTTACCGCAATTCTTGCCATATCAGCAATAATTGAACGAGCTAAATCTCCAAAGGCAAGTTTTCCTGTCTGAACAAAATCCATAATCGTATCTTCTAATTTTCCGAATGCACCTACCACAGCGTCTTCAACGGCTGGTTTGAAATCTTTTAAATCATCTGCAAACTTTGCTAACGGTGATTTACCTGTTCCATCTCCTCCCATACCAGGCATTTGCATGGCTTTTTTCATTAACTCTTCTACAGAAGCTCCATCTTCTACTGCTTTTCTAAACTCTTCTATTGCAATAGTTAACTCGGCATATTCTTCTTTTAATTTTACAATTTTATTTGCTCTTGTTGTTTTGCCTCGTCTATCATCATTATTTTCCAATTTCGTAATTTGTCTTTGAATTTCTAATCTTCTCTTAAATACTTTATTTACATCTTCTTCGCTTGCATCCCCAGATGATAATTTTGCTTTTAATCTATCGTTTGCTGTAGCGAACCTATAAGCAGCAATTGTAGCAATAGTAAGCCCAGCAGCTAACGCAACATAAGGATTAGCAAAAGCAGCAATATTTGCTTTGTATTGAGCAATTGTCATTGCCTTTAAAGCAAAAATCAGTCCTCCTATTTGCTTCACTACTATTGCTAAATTCAATCCTGCTAAAGCAGCCCCTAAACCACTAACTTGTATGGCTACGCCAGCAGCGACACCTCCAGCGACAGCTAAAACAGAAGCAAGTACATGGAAATTATCAACTACAAATTGAATTGTGTCAGCTATAGCTTTGAAAACAGGAAGCATAGCCTGAGCAATAGTTACAACTGCTGGCAAAATAGTTGTTAAAATTTGAATACCAATTTCTTGGAATTGTTCTCCAATAGGGATTAATTGTTTACCAACAGATATTCGTAATTCATTAAACGCAACTCTTGCTCTTGCGCCTGCTTCTTCACTTGACTGAGCAATCTTTTTAGCAATTGGAATATATTCTTTACCAAGAGAAATTACAAATTTCTCAAGCATATCTAGACCTACCGTTCCATCTTTCAACATCTTCTGCAAACTTGCAGCTTCCATATCATTTGCCTTTGCAAACTTAGTCACGGCTGCAGGGAAGCGTTCACCGAGTTGCCCAGAAAGTTCTTCGGCTGATACCTTGCCTTTTGAATAGATCTGAACCAGGGCAGTTATCGCTGCTTTTGCATCTTCCGAGCTACCTGCTGTACCTTTAATAGCTGCAATTACACTTGTAAACGCCAAAGAAGCATTATGTACATTTCCTCCAGCACCAATAACCGCAGCACTTAGCCGAGTCATACCTTTAATTGCTATCTCTTGAGGAACATTGAACTCTTTAGTAACTCTTGCAGCAGTTGCTAATGCATCTTTATATGCCTCCATAGAAGCTGCTGGATCTCCTTCTATCTTGGTTGCTCCTTCTAAAGCAATTTTTGATTTGTTTATATCTGCTGCATATGTAGTTGCACCACTTACTGCCTCAACAGCAGGCTTTAATGCAAAACCTGCTGCAACACCAGGAAGAGTACCAGCAGCAAATCCTTCGCCAGCAAGTTTACTTATTCCACCACCAATTAATCCAGTTATTCCAGGTAAAGGGCCACCAAACGCAGTAGCACCAGCAACTGTGCCTAACCCTTGGAACATATCCTTACGACCAAACTTCGTTTTATTCATCGAAGCATTAGCTTTAGTTATTGCATTATTTACCCTGTTAATTTCTGTTGTAAGTTCTCTAAATTCTTGTGTACCAATCTCTACATCTTGACGAACTCTTCTTAAAGCATCAGCTTGATTATTTAAATGACCAACAGTATTAGGAACTACTTTTCCTAAACCTAAAATTTCATTTTTTAATCTTGTTACACCTTGCCCAGTTAATTTAATTGGATTTTCTAATTTTTTAAATTTATTGCCTAAACCTTGCAACTGTGCAAAGCCTTGTAAATCAAGTTTTAAAGAAACAACTTCAACAACTTTTGCCATATCAAGAACCCTTCTTATTCATTTCGGTGAGAGCAGCAGATTCCATGATTTTTAAATCCTCAAACATCTCTCGTCTGTTCTCTACATTGTATATGTCAAATAAGCCTCCTGCACTTAACAACACCTCATATTTAAGACCTACAACTCCACCAAAAGACATAGACCATTGAGTTTGCATTCTTAAAAACATTAAGACTGTTTCCCAATTCTCTTCCCAGACAAGACATTGACCATTTTCTTCTGTATCTACTTCTGGTTTCTCAGGTAATTTTATGCCAAATATTTTGGCATCTTCATCTGCCTGTTGATTTGATCCGCTGCCACCCGAAACCCAATAAAGAGCAGCATCAGTTAGTTTTTTGCATTTGCATTTTTATAGAAATCACCAAATGCTTGAACCACTCCAGCAACAAAATCAACGTCTTCGGAAAAAGCTTTTAATTCTTTTTCAGTAAAAGGAATGTCTTTTCCTTCTTCATCTTGAATTTGACTCCATCCAACAATAATTTTTTTTAAAGCACCATAATCTTGTTCAGCTTCAAACTTTGTAAGTTCTGACTTCTTTAATCTTTTAAATTTAATAATAAAAGTAGAACTTTCAAATTCTCCTGGTTTTGTTTCTGAAGGTTTTTTTATTTCAACAGGCCAAGGATAGGCAGAAATTTTCTTCCTTACAAAACTCATTAGATAATTAATAGAGATACTTCGCCACTCTACTCATAAAAAGAGAGGGCGTAAGCCCCCTTTTACCTATATATCAAAGAGAACTCATCGTTACCACTGGTAGATGGACATGCAGTGATAGGAATTTCAGCCATTACAATGCCATTTTCTTCTCCATAAGACACATCTCCTATGTCAATCTTACTTGAAGTAAATTGAACAATATTGCCAGCGTCTGATCCATGAGTAAAAGCTAAGTTACCTAAAGACGTATCACTTAAAGCAGCAGCAAAATAATCTTTTTGTGCAATCGTTGGGGCTTCAATAGTGACGCTACCAGCAGAATTTCGATCAATAATGTGTACTTCTTTTGTTCCTCCAATTAATTCCATATAGGTGGTCGTTACACCAGCGTCAAATTCAATAGACTGACAAGCACCGTTATAAGACAAAAATTGGAATCCAGTTGTATTTCCATTTTTAAAAATTAATGGTGTCGCTTGATTTCCATAACTAACCGTAGGAAGAGCAACGTCTGCTGGAGCTACATATATGCCTTGAAAAGAAAAATTCAATTTAGGAATTTCTCCTACAGAAGCTTCTAAAGCCCAGCTTCCTCGACAACCTGTGGTCTTATGTAAAACACCATCTACGTTGTAATAAATAGTTGCTGACTCAAACGATCCAGATACAGGCGCATAAGTAACACTTGTATTGGCAGCAACAGTTTCACTGAATCCACATGCTCTTAAAGCTTTGCCAACTCTTGGTGCTGTGCCTGCTGCTGTCGATCCTGCAAGTTCTACGCTAAACGCACATTCAACCCTTGTGTTAGCTAATAATTGCCTTGAAGAGCCAAGATACGGACGTATTAAATCCCTTGAGACAACATCACTCGCTTGTGGAGTTATCGACAGATCGCTTACTAGTATTGCGTCTGCTCCTGTTGGTGTTGGATCTGTTCCGTAGCTGCTTTCCAGTTCCAGAAGAATTACTCGTTTCCTTTCCAGAAGTGCCATTTTCTTTTACCTGATTTGGGATAGAGGGAGAAGTGCGCTTAATTAAAGTGCGTTCGCCTGTTTCTGGGTCAAGCGAATAACTACCGCCTTCGCTTGGATTTACTTCGTTCATAGTAGAGGAAGTGGGTTGTTAGGCATAACTTTTAAGACGATAAATTGTTATAAGAAGAACGATAATCAACTTCATACTCACACATTATTATTCCTGCTGGCTGATCAGCCTCAAGAAATTCAAAGCTTGTACTAGATGGTCTTACATCTAAAGCAAGTCCTCCAATCGTAGGATCATTGACCATTTTGGTATGAAGACTCTCAATCGTTGGATCTGCAACATTATCAGGAACATTCCCTCTAGCAATAACGACAACTCGAACAGTTAACGTCCAATCAATTTTTAAATAAGTAGATGAATTTATACTTGGTTGATCATTTGTTGGCTCAATAACAATTGATGGAGTATCTGCTCTTTTAAACGCTTCTGGCCTACTTCTAAAAATACGAGTTCCTACTCCAGTTGTTCCAGCTAATTGAGTTTTTAAAGCAGCAAGAATTTGTTCTCGTTTAGTAGCCATTTTTATTTAAGTCTTAGTAAGAGAAACTATGCATAAGACACCATCATCTATTTTTCTAACACTACGCACCGTATAAGCAGCACCATTGACAGTAAGACTTGCATTAAATTCCAAACTTCCTAAATCAGAAGTTTTTGCAGTTAATTGATAATCGGTGGTGAGGACAACTCCATCAGCAACTATTTCATCAGGCTGTTCAAGAATTCCTTTCACGCTAGAACCTCCAGACACAACAGTATCTGAAAAATCTTCAAAGAAAATATCGATGTCTTCAGTAAATGCCATAAGAAAAAGCCCCCTCGCAGACGTAAGGGGGCCATAAATAAATTAGCCGTACTTTTTCAAACCGAATCCATTTACAGAGAATGTAAATGATTGGCCTGATGAACCGCCAATTGTGTACTTGATGCGAACGTAACGTCTTGCATCATCTTTATTTACAGAAACTGCTTGAGCAGCAGCCGTACCAGTCACCTGAGTGAAAGCAACAGCACCTGAAGCAATAG